CACCAGCTTTCTTTGCACCACCTTTTACAGTAGCAGCAGCACCTTTTGCCTTATGTGCTAATTTCTTTTTTGCACCTCTAGCTTTGAATCTAGTATCAAAAGCAATATCTTTAGCCTTTTGAGCAACTTTACCACTTCCAGCTGCAACACCAGCGCCAACATCAGCAGCAACTCCCGCTACGTCTTTAGCAAGACCTTTAGCTTTATGAGCACCTTTTTTCTTTGCAGCTCTTGCTTTAAATTGAGTATCAAAAGCAACATCTTTCATTGATCTTCTTGCTTTCTTTTCAAGTAAAATACCAGAATCATAAAGATGTTCTAAAATTGGAGCCGCAGTTGAAATTCCTTCTACTGAAACAGGACCAATTTCATAGATCATTGAAAAAATGTCTTCTTTTTCCATAAACTCAGAAAGTTCATGGTAATTTTCTACTACTGACTCTCTAAATTTATCAAATAATTGAATCTCATCTTCCAGCGAGTATTTCTTTTCTGCTACCTCTTCGTTTATAACCATTGACATAATTTCATAATCAGTTGCTTCATTCATAACGTAATAAGCGACAAATTCTTTTGTTTCTTCATCTAAACTTTCACTTACATTTACCGCTTCCCTAACTGCTAATCTAGCAGAAGTCAAAAATAGAATTGACTCAGGAATATTTATAATATTGGTATACATTTTTTGCTCTTCCTCCTAACTTATTTAGTAAATTATTTTTAATTATCCAGACGATTGTCTATAACCATAATCATTAACTGTATCTTTGATTTTAGCAAAATCCTTTGCAAATGACGTACATTTGTCATAAACCCACTTTTCATGCCAAGCATAGTCAACATTAAATTCGATTTCTATATCTAGTCGACCAACTGTTTCAATATCACTAGTATATAAATCTTGTGGATCCTTCGCTGGAAAAATACCATCATAACAAGCATAATATTCAACTGTTTTTGCATCAGGAGCAGTTGTCCAGTAATACATCAAACCAGCATAAGTTTTCTTTGTATAACCTTCACCACCATCACCATCTTCTAAATCAGTAATACCAGTTCTATAATCACGAATTAACTTAACCCAATTATGTATAATATCTAAGATTGGAGTTTTGTTGAACTCTAAGAACTTCACAGAGACAGTATTACCATAATCAACGTTTCCTGGAACTGCCCATTTCAAACCACCCAAACCAGCATATTCAATCTTATTTAATGTACCTCCTGGAGGAGTGACAGATAAACAAGAGGCAGCTAATACAGTTTGAATTTCACCAGTGGCTGAAATACCACTTAAACCATTTGTTGAAATAAATTCAGCTAACTTTGTTGGAAGTTTATCAAACCATATGAAATGATAACCAGTAACGTAGGGATCAGCAACACCTACAGTTGTTCCACCAAATTTTCTTGTTAAAATATTTTGACCAAGTTCAGCAAAGCTATATTTCATAGTCATTTTAGTTCCTCCTAAGAACGAACTGTTCTACAATATTTTGTTCTGTGGGAAGTATTTAAGTTTTATAATTAATACGTTTTTTAATCACATTTAACACTGTGTTCCAATCACCATCTTTTATATGAATTGCTCGGTCATCAATGTAAAATTCACCCGCTAATTTTTCACCTGTAATTTTGTCAAAATAAATCCCATTATCTATTAACCATTTTGAAATTTTATTAATCTGTTCAGAATTGCTAATACCCGTTTCATCAGAGTTTGCTTGAGATGCTCTTGTAGTAAATATAACAATTTCAAATCCTTGATTTCGTAACCAATTGATAACTTCTCGTGCCCCGTCAAAAGGATCATCATAAATACTTCCATCTTGAAATCCTTTTGAGTATTTATGAATCGTACCATCTAAATCAATCATTGCCCTACGTGGAAGTTTTTCATCTTTCGATTCCGGGTATATAGTTCTAATAATTTGTCGTTTCCTTTTCTTCTTCTTTTTAGGGAATGAGTCAATAGCAAATGAACCAACTGATTCATCATCCTGAACTTTTTTTTCTAAAATTTTATCAATAACTCTCATATTACACCATTCGTATTTATTTATATTTTGTTCTTAAAAATGATAGATATCGTTCTATGAACAACCTCAACCACAAGGGTGCGAGGTTTTCCCGCGTCAAACTTATAAAAAGGTAAAATCTATATATATTAATAAGTGAAGAAACATCTCACCTATTTTTTATGAAAGGAGAAAAATGGAAAGTAATAGAATAAGATATTTTTCTAATGATGACTATAAGATGGTATTTAATACCAAGACAGGTTTTGAAGTTCTAACAGGAATAAATGGAAAGGATGATCCCTTTTCATTGGTTTTACCTTCTCTTTTAGATGCAGGAGTTATGGGACATTGTAAAAACAAATGTAAATTTTGTTATCAAAATCATATCTCACAACCAAATATGAAATTAGAAGATTTTAAAAGAGTTCTAGACGAAATTTCATATCACACAAATCAAGTAGCATTAGGAGGCAGAGGAGATCCAAACCATCACGAAAATTTCAAGGAGATTTTAGAATATAGCAGATTTAAAAATGTGGTTCCTAATTATACTACAAGCGGAATTAATTTAACGAATCGAGAAATTAATCTATCAAAAATGTGTGGGGCAGTTGCTGTAAGTGCCTATGATAAACCTTATACATATCAAGCACTTAAAAAACTTATGAATGCTAATATCAAAACAAACATCCATTTTATTTATTCTTCAGAATCACATGACAAAGCAATTAATATTATTAAGGGAAAATATACTTGGGAAGGTAACGTTGATATTAGACGATTGAATGCTATTATTTTTCTTTTGTTTAAACCACAGGGAGCAGGTAGAAATTTAAACTGGACTCCAACTAATGATCAGTTAAAAGAATTTGCAGAAAATATTTTTGTTCCAAAATGCCAATTCAAAGTGGGGATGGATAGTTGTCTAGTAAACCATGTATTAAAATATATCAAGCCAAGCAAAATACAAGAGATGTCTATTGATACATGCGAAGCTGCTAGGTGCTCTGCTTATATAACTCCAGATATGAAATTGTTGCCATGTAGTTTTGAAAATCATATTCTTGGAGTTCCAATAACAGAAAAAATGGGTATACACGAAATTTGGGAATCATCCCCAATATTTATAAAATATAGGCACGAATTAAAAACATATAAAAATATATGTCCAGCAGAATTGTGAGGAGGTAAAACATTTGAAAATAAAACTGATTTTGTTACAAACTCTAGTTCAACTTTATAAGTTTGACGCGAGAAAACCTCGTACCCTTGTGGTCGAGGTAATTGACTGTGATTAATACATTTCATTTTCTAGATGGAAAGTTTCTTAAAGAGAGTTACGAGAAAGCAAAACAAATTGCAGAATACCAAGGTAATTGAGAAAATAAATATCTTTAAAGATTTGGATTACTGGTAACGGAAAAAAAGAGTCCCTAAGAAAATAGGGACTCTTTTTTTGTCTAAATTAATTATTGAATAAAGAAATTCAACTCAATTTGCTCAACAACTCTCGTTGGCTCTAAAGTAACATTAACATGGAATTTCTTTGTTTTCATTTCATAATCAGTAGCTCCAACTTCAACTGAGTAGTCATATAGACCACGTTTCTTCCTAATAGTTTCAAGGAATTCAACAAGTTGAGTTGCAACTAATGACCAAGTAATTTGATCGTTTTGCTCAAATATAAAGAACCGACAGAAATCTTCAAACGCTCTCTTAATATAAAGAACAAGTCTTACAATATTTAAGTCTTGTAATGCACTAGCCTTTGCTTGACTGGTCAATTGACCCCAAACAACATAACCAGGATTAAACTTAACTATTGGATTTAATTGTTTCAAATAAAGTTGATCTCTCTCACCCAATCTTGGATTAAATCTCAACTCTTTAATTGTGTCAATTGCTGCTCTCTCATATCCAGCTGCTGCAAACCAAATCTCTGCAACAGTGTCATTTCTTGGTAAGATATATGACATATGATATACTGGTGAGAACCAAACATCTTGTCCAGTAAAACTATCAAAGACTTTATTATATGATTCATATAAAGCAACAAAATAATTGTTATATGTATGAGTATTGTTTCTTTCATTTAGAGCTAAGGTAACTGAAGCATTATCACCATTATCAAGAATACCAACACAATCACGTCTTGTTTGACATAGTGTGCTAATAGAACTCTTAACATCATCTGGATAACCACAATCAAATACCATTGAGAAGTAAATATTCTCAGTATCTAATACATTATCATCAATAATTCCATTATATGCTTGACTTAATAATGTTGTAGCTTCAGTAGTATTAAGAGAACCATCAGCTTGTAATAGATCTCCATCACTACCTTTTCTCAACGGAACTGGTTCAGATGAAGTAAATGCTTGAGCAACAGAACCCCAAGATTTTTTGATTCTATACTCAATATCAGTATTAATATCAAAAGATGTAGTTTCTCCATTCCAATTTTGAACAGTTAATGCTCTATCTGAGTAAACAGAAATGCTTTCATCGTCTGTTCCACTTGCGGCTCCTAACCAACCCCAAATTTCAGTTCCTCTGGCATCCTTAGCAATTATAACATAATCATTAGATTCCCAATCAGAGAAATCTTGTTTAATATCTGTAATTTCAGCTGAACCATTAGTCAATGTAACTGATGTTGTACCAATTTCTTTATCATAAACACGAATATTAATATCATATCCATCTGAGAAAGTCTCTGCATTTGCATCTTTATACATTTCTGCTCTTAGAACTGTTGAGTACAAATTCAAAATGTCAACAATCCAAATCGAGCTTCCAGCTGTATCTCTTGCTTTAGGATCGAATGAAACTTCAAACGATTCAATAATCACTTCTTGACCATCTGACTGTTTTTCATAGATGTCAAGAATGTAAGTATCCCAGAAGGTTGGATTTGAAACCTCCGTTAACCTTATTCCAAGAACGTTATACCATTGACCCCTTCCAATTGGACGTAAGAAGCAAATTGGATAATCATCCCCTACATTCTGCAAATTAGTACCAAATTCTTCTTCAGTGTTGATACCTTCAATATAAGTAACTTTCATTGATGCTGTATTATCAGCTGCTGCTAACGTAGCATCAATTCTTATATTTGCATATGCAGCATTATCTGGAAGACATCTCATAAAATAAAGTGAACCAGCTTCACCTAGATAATTATACGCACAATATGGTCCTTGCCCGTAGTTTTTACCATAAGTTGAAATATTTGGTTCACCAAATTCTGAGATAAAGTCTGCTCTGGATCCGATAAACTTAAGAACATTATCTTCTCCCTTTTCTGTAATAGCAGAAATGAATCCAATTGTTGAAGGGACTGCTTGGACGAATTGCGAAAGGTCTATAATTTTAGTATAGACACCCGGTGAGACATTAGCCATAGCGTATCCTCCGTTTTTATTTTTATTTTTTCTCTAAATTTTTCTTCTCTACATTTTTAGAATCTTTCCGGTTGAATATAATAACTTCTCTATTTGTTATAAGATACGCTTTCGTGGACTTCTAGAATGTTTATACTCCTTTTAATTAAAATTTTTATAAAAACAAATACCAATAATATATTAATCTTCGGTCAACTGTTTTAACTATTGATGGGTAAGTAACTCTAGCAAAGAGAGTAAATGGACCACCATACCCTCCAGATGAGGATTCTGCAGTATATAATCCTGCTTCACTTAATTGTTTTCCGTTGGCATCATCTACTCCAACAGTAGTCTTTATTTTAATAGCTAACCATTTATCATCATTTAAAGGATCCTGCTCAAATGTAATTTCATCAAAAGGTATTTTATAATATCCTACTTCTAGGTGATCAGCATCTGGGATAGCCCAGTAATCAGCAGCAGATGAATTAGTAGCATTTATCATCACTAAACTATATAAGTCAGTATCTGTAAGTGCTGGAGGTTGTGGGTTTAAAGGATCACCGGGTATAACTCCCCCAGTTCCTAACCCAAACCAACATAAAAATTCGTCTTTAGTTGATGTAACACCTGGATCTGGATTATTTTTATTAACTAACCGTTGAGCTAGTTGCTCACGACCTATATAAACGATTAAATTATTACGACCTATAAGTTTCTTTTTACCATTTGGTTGTACGTCATATATTTCAACAAACCCTTTAGGTCTTTTTCTATCTTGACCAGCACGATTATTAACAGAGTCCTTAAGAACCTCACTATAATCATCTACAATTTTAAACTCAGTTGTTTTTAAAGTTTTTTCCATATTATAATACCCTTTTTAAAATTATGACGAATCCTTTATATTTTGTTCTTAAATAGCAGCAAAGTTAGAGGAAAAAGGAGGTGCAGTTATGAAAGGAAGCTTCATTTGTTCACAGACAAAACTGCACCCCATAAACCCTATATATTTGTTCTATTTTTATTCTAAGAATGTTCCACAATCTGGGCAGAATTTAAAAGATGATTTACACTTTTTACCACAAGAAGAACATACTAATTTTGTTTTAACTGTTACAGGTTTCTCAACTGTACTACCAGTTTTAGACATTCCCTTTAAATTAATTATAATAACTTGAGATTGTTCAAGTTCACCAATAGAACCATATCTAAATTGCTGGTGACATTCAGAACCTTTAACTGTTATTCCTTCATCATCTAATGGTTGTCCAATAGATTCAACTCCAAGAGAATCCATTTGAACATTATAACAATATGTTGTTTGAGGTTCTGAATCTTTAACTGACCCAATAACACTTCTCATACTAGAACTAATGTTATCTCCTGAACTTCCAGAAGTTCCATCTGAACCACATATAGTTTTAGAATTCCAATGATAAGTAAATTGAGGCCACCAATGATAGTAGTCATAGTGGTGATAGTGGTATTCATGTCTTTCAGAAATAATTTGTCTTCTTTTAGGTTTTTCAAAAGCAAACTCAACTCTAATTAAACCATCATCTAACTTATCACCACGATGTTCTTGAATTTCTTTTGTTTTCTTAATAAATTTAAATTTATTTCGAGCAACTGTTCCACTCAAAAATCCTTCAAGTTCTGTGCTAGAATTTGGATCAAGTATCAGCGAACTATAGTCAAGAACATCCTGACCATCAATATGAACTTTTACGGAAGCCTTTCTTGAATTGAGATTTTTTAGAAGTAAAGAATATTCACTTCCAAATGGCAGGTAAATAGCTCCATCCCTTATTCTTAGGATTTTACCTTTATGTTTTACTTCTACTACAAAATTATCTTTATACGTCATGATAGTTCCTCCTTTAACAGGTCATGGACTAAGACCTCAGATTTGTTTAAAGTCCATCGGTATCTATCGTGTAGGTAAATTTATATTATGTTCTGCTATATATATTAATTAGTGATAAGAATTAAACTGAATATTTATTAATATTTTAATTAAGGAAAAAATTATGACACTGGAAAAAGCAGAAATGTTGGCAATTTGTAAAAACTGTGGCTCACCACAAATTACGCCGGAATGTGTTTTTTGCACACCACTACTTCTACCAATCATTACACCTAAACCAAGTCATTATATAAATCACTGTTGGAACTGTGCTGCAATTATAGATTCCACATATTGTGTTAAATCTTCAGTTCTTGGTATGGGTTATCATTGTAATAAATGTGGTGAAGACTTAACAAAATGGAAACGAAATATGAGTTTACTTCCAGTATAAACTTATAGTCGGTCCTACAGTTGAGGCAACTGAAATAAGAGTAGACAATCCGCATGGTGAAAATTCTACCGCCGACAACATTTAAAAGGAGACAATGATGGTAAATTTAAAAGGACGGTCTTTACTAATTCACTATTGTGATAAATGTGCCCAGAAATATGGTTATCCAATGAAAAAAGAAAAAGAAAAAGAATCTTGCGTATTTTGCCGTTTTACTGGACCTGTCAATCAAACACCTCAAGAAAGTATTGTTGATGTTAAAAATTATAATCCAGAAATTTGGGAGGGTGGTGGATTTAAGGTAAGTCAACAAATTCCATTTCCAATACAACAAAGTCATGATAGATTATATCCAACTCTTTCATGTAAAATGCTTAATGAAAAATGCCTATTGTTTTATGATAAAAATATTTTGGTTATAGTAAACCCAAAAACAGGTCAACAAATACAAGTTGATTTCTATTAAAGTAAAGGAGGTTCCCTTGTTAGTCGAACCAATAAGTGCGTTCAATAAGGACGCACAAATTACATCAACCAAAAAGTTAGATATGATTGATATAACACCATTATTACCTTCAGAACCTCAGAAGAAAAATTTATGGGATTATATCTCACCACCAAAAGGTCTATTGACGGATTTACATAGTCTCCTTACTAATATGTTTAATATGAAGATAGCAATTATAAAACTTCAAAATCCTGCGTTATCTAACGATGTTGATAGCGGGTTAGATTATGAAAGATATCTTCAATTCCCAAACAGTTCAATAAAAGCGTTAGCCTCATCTATTGTATCACCAACTGACTCAGATGATACTAAAATGTATAAAATTGAGCAGTGGGTAATTAACAATATTGAGTATGTAAGTGATATTGAACAATATAAACAATCAGAACTTTGGGTATACCATTAAGTGAAAGATACTCAATGAGTGAAAATTTGAAATATATTGATAAGTACTTTTTTGTTCAAGCAACAAAAACCATTGAAACACCTTATACTAACAGAGTAAGATTTGCGGAGAAAAAACCACTTTTTATAGATATTATAATTTGACAATATACTCAGATTAATCTGAGTTTATTGGAAGAATGGGGGGCTGACTGTTGGGATTTCCTGGGGCGAACCAACCTGGGAGCCGTTCC